TTGTGTACCTGAGCTTCAGAAGATGTAGCTAAAGACTTTGGTTTATTTAGTTGGATAGCGGGTATTAAAGTCCCATCCACAAAAGAACTAAAGTTCTCTACCGTTGTAAACTCACTAAATCTTTTGTTAGTTAATGGGAGAAGAGTATTGTCTTCAAAGTCCTGAGTGGTTATATTGGTGAGGTTATTTTGTTTTACAAAATAAGGAGTTATTCCAGATAAAGTATTTACATTCTCGGATGAACCTCCAGCAACAGAACTAACATTAATAATGGTTGATATATTATTAGCTATATTAATGTGAGAATTAATTATAACATCCGCTAGATCATCGTCCTTAGGAGTATGATCTATGTCATCCTCATACATATACCCAGGAACAATATACTTGAAAGCATCAAAGTAATTGTACTTATGAAAGTTCTTGTTCAGTAAGTAACTTTTTCCAGACATTAGACAAAGGATGTAGTTATGTTTAAGTTATTCAACTGAATAATTTCGTTGAAACCAACAGAAATGGGAGATTCTACGTTATCCACACGAGCAAATCTTATATTAGTTTCATTATCCAACAAGAATCTAATAAGGTCTTGAGGTATAAAAGACTCTCCGAAATCGGTATTATCCACGTTGAAGTATTGTTGGGTTAAATCTCTAGCAGATTGTATTATTTGGTTCTGCCCTAATTTAAAGTTAGAATCTAAAGTTATAACTAAGAAAATATCTAGAGTTCTAATTAGGCCATCTACCACCACAACCTCATCTGTTAGCATCTTTTTAGACTGCACTGACTCAAGAAGCTGTTTTTTGTATTCTTGAGTTGCTCTTCTAAGCTGAGTGTCGGATGCTTTCTCCAATACAAACAGATCGATCATATTAGCGGATGAAAAAGCTCTTCGGACAATGGCGGATGCCTTGCCTGTGGAACCATAATTGGATGCAAAATTATTAGCGTGGCCCTTGTAGTCTTCAAGAGTTACCAGCCTATCCTGACTGCGGTAATATAAAGGTGCATATCTTTTAGCACTCTCAACTGACTCAGCATTTCTACCACCTGTAGCTATGCTGGTATTCTCTAGAGTTCCTTGTTCACCAATAAAAGTCCTGAGACTTGCTCGCTCGTTAAGAGTCACTGTAACTGGCACGTTGATGAAGCTCTCCGCAATATTGCCTCGGGTGCCACCTCCAACTCTATAGGTTATCGTGTAACGATCCCCAACAGAAGGGGCTTGACCAATACTATTATCTCCAAATAGAATAGAAGCTCTAAAGTTCTCATCAGTAGTGACTTGGAATATCTTATCTGTCCCCCCAGAGGCAAAATAAATATTATCTTCTTCTTTATAAATTCCTTGTGTAGCCGCCGCACCTGTAATGAAGACCTGAGCACTCTTTTCAACGTAAGGTGCTTGACCTAACTGAACTTCCTTAATGCTATCGGGACTACTAAATATACCAGTCTCAACAATCAAAGCGCCTTCTTGAAGAACTATACTATCGGCGGTAACCGTGACGCCGTTCGACGTGGCAGGTATAATAAGATTTGTATCGGCTCTATCGAGATCAACCGTCCCATCATTGTTTAGCTTGTACATTGTAAAGCTAAGGGCGCCACCATCTTCAGTAGAATTAATTGTAAGAGTTCTTTCTGCTTCAGGGACGACAACAGAAGATATGTTTGCCGCAGAATCAACTTGTATTCTGGCGTCAGCAGCGGAGGATATTGGACCTTTCATCCTCACACCAATGAGTTCCAAGATCCTTTTGACGCTATCTCTGCTTCTGGCGGTCCCTAGAAAGTTTTCATTCGCTAAGTAATCTGCTTTATTAGACTGGATATGTCCAAAAGCGGACATTAGCTCAATTAATAAAGTTCCAAAATCCGAAGATTCAAAGTTATTGTAATCTAACGGAAAAGTGGCTTTAACGTAATCAATTAAAGATTGTTTGTAACTTTCAAAGTCAGCAGCCGCAAAGTCTATGAGCTTAGATTTATCCTCTAGCTCCGCAGGTAGAAACTTTAAGAAGTCTGACTGAACTGTTCCTGAAAATGCAACCATTAAACTCTAACTCCAACTCTAAAGAATGGTATCTGTGCATCATCGTAAGCACAGTATAAGAATATTTTTAAACCTGTTTCCCCAGTTCTAGTGACTTGTAATTTACCTATGGAAACTTTCTTTAGATATTTACGAATGCTGGTGGTCACGTCGTCTCTTATTGCTAGAAAAGTTCCCTCATCCAAGGGTTCAAATAAAAAATTCCTCACGTTGCAGCCATAGTCGGGCAACATGAATCTCTCTCCAGGAACTGTCCTGATGACATCCCTTAGACCAGAATGCACTAATCTTGTGTTTACTGCTTTGGAGAAATAACCTCTCTCAGGAGATTTGGGAATTGGATACCTTAAACCAGCCAATTCGGTTACCTTATTGTCCACAGTTTGTGTTATTGTCCTGGGGGCAACTTTTCCATAAACTTTTACTGAGTCAGATAAGGTCATAGGAGTTTAACAAATTTAAAGAAATTTTTATTAGCATTGTAATTTTGAGCAACCTCAGAACTACTTAATGGTTCGGAATAGAATTTAATGCCTCCAATTTTACCTTGGAATCCACTAACGAAGCCACCAAAATGTGAGCCTGTGAACCCACTGACTGCACCGTCAGTGTAACCACCTCCGATTATCCAAGGCGTAAAGAAGGTATCTAGTCTGGGGCCAGAAGCAGAGTGCTCAAATGAACTAGAAACTGTCAGTGAGGGTATTTTTGGAGTTTTCCTTGCACCAGTTCCAAAGGTATCGAAATACCCTGAAGCTCCTATAAGTTTAGAATCTAGATAAACACTAATTGTATCATTTGGAGGATCAAAGGTTACTGCTAGGTGACAAAATGCTGTTCCACAATCCGAGAACGCAACACCCTCAGCACTTCCTACCTGGGAACTTACTGGGATAGTGATGCCATGCCACTGGGTATTGTTAGCATTACAGGGTTCTTTATTTATAAATCCAAGACTAGATGAATCATAAGATTGCGTGGGAGCTAATACGAACACTGCTGCCGAAGCAGAGTTATTAGAGTCTTCATTACTGGCTCCTCGTCCAAGTCCACTAGCTGTAAATCTACAATCTCTAGTGAACCCCATAATCATCCCTCTGACAAAGCCTGTCCCTTCATCAAGACTCATCACTTCACGATCTGATTGAGGCACTACACTACTGGTGATGCCTGTGTTCTCATTAGCAAGAATTAGTCTATAAAGCCCACTAAGATCACCCGCTGTGGAGGACAGGTTGTAAGAGGGGCTATCTAGTAATCCAGAGGCTTGAATCCAAGCTTCAAAGCTACCCCCCTTTTGAGAATACACTAAATCTTGAAGCTCAGTTACGGCAGGCAGTCTTATGTAAGAATTACTACTAACGCCCTCTAAGTATGCAATGCCTAGTCCATTCTGGAACAGTGCAGATGGATCTCCCACAATTTTAGCATTGTAGTCATCACCCTTTTCTGAACTGTTAAATAAGCCAAAGTCCACATCGCTAGACTTTGATATACTAGCGGTGAGAAGATTGTAGAGAGCAATCAGGTTAGATTCTAAAACAGTTTCAGTTATGGCAAGCGAGGGGGCCGTGGAGGCAGGTGCGTCATGGTCAATGATCGCACCTCTAGCGATACCAGCTAAAAGCAAGTGATCAATTACCACAGGATCGACTGTTTCTATTTTTTGTGTGTATTTAACCTCTAAAGGTAAAACAACTCCTTCAACATCATCTTGCTTAATAACAAGTTTTCTTTGTTGCTCCACATCCATAAGGAAATTAGTTCCCTCTAAATATGAAAAATCATTAATTGGAATTTCCCCAGGATTGTATATTGGACCTTTACCATATAGAACAGGGGCTTTTACCGCTAATTCAATTTGTTTCTTCCTTCTATTCAATTTTTGATCAAAGAAAGCAGCTTCAGAAATAAGAGTCTGCTTCATATTATCAATCAAGATGGTCGCGGATTCATTAGATATCAGTTCTGATATTTCGGAGGATACATCAAAAATCTTCCTGTCTCTCTGCCCTTTAATGTTTAACAGAATTCTATCAGAATTGTAAAACTTTTGTAGAGCGTTTGACTCATCAATTATTTCTGGATCAAGAATACTATTGAAGTAGAATCGAACATTATCAGAGGTTAATTGATTACCTCTTCCACCAAGATTCGGATCAAAATCAAGCTTCCAATGTTTTTCTCTCTCTATTGATTTCCTCTTGTTTGCCAGTTCCATAAGAGCAGGCATAAGCCCCTGAGAACTGTCATAGTATAAGCCATCAACTGAAAGAATGAACTCACCGTTAGTCGCTAGTGGAGGACCAGCTTGAAGCCTGAATACGCTTTCTACAGGATCATCATCTGTGACTCCAATAAGCTTAGGCTCTAAGTCAGGATCTAATTCACGTTGTCCCAAAACAGTGTCAATTATTTGAATAACATTCAAAGCTTTCGCCTGAGCCTCCTGCGCCACAGCTAACTGTGCTTGAGCAAAAGCGTTCTCACCTTGAATGGCAGATTGATAAACTGAAGCACGAGTTAGTTCTCTTCTCTCAGCACCTTCACCCGAATTATTTAGAAAATCTTGAAGTTGACCAAAACAAGCTTGAATATCCTCTATTTGAGCAACAGTGTTCTGATAATTTTGATATATTTGTTGAGCGGAGCCAGCAACTGCATTAATAGTTCCCATTAATTTTCCAACAGCTTGCAGAAATGATGCTCCACCTAACTCTTGTCCAAACTTGTTGATTTCACTAAAGAACCCAAACTGGCTGTTTCTGTCTGGGAAAATTGAAATGCCTAAATTTATTTTAATCCATCTTGCGATCTTGTTAATCACAGCCTGAGTTTTAGCCTCAGCCTCCTCCATAGCCAGCCTCAGGGGGATTAATACAGGGCTAGGAATTAATGCTGCGTTGAGGATGTCTAAATTAAATAAACATGCTGGCACACCAAAGGACAGAGCAATATTTTCTGTAGTGTTTCCTGGGTCATTGCTTTGACGAGTTAGGAATGCGTTTGAATCGAAGCTGGGCATATCTATGTTATATTTAGTTTTATACTATGGGAGTATCCCCATAACTATTGGGTACAACCAAACTGGGCACTGCGGGTAGTGGGAGCATGAATGGAGGAGCTATAACTGGGGCTGCATTCGCATACGGAACCAGCGCCGTAGGCGATGCGCCAGGGAAACCAACCACTGGGGGC